GCTGAACCGCTATCTCCTGTATTACTATAAGTCCAACTGGAACTATTACCTTGCAGAATGCTCGCTGCCAGAGTATTGCTACTACCTATTTGGTCTATGTCTAAAGTCATAGACGTACCACTTACAATAGCCCTAGCTGAAGTAGTACCAACTTTGTTGGTCGCCCCAATTTGATCTATCGTAAGCGTCAATCCTGTCCCCGTCTGGGTAATATATATGTCGTTGTTACCCGCGTATATAGATGACGTAACTAACAGAATAATTAAAGTAATAAATTTCTTCATCTTATTCCTCCAATGCAAGTATAGTATAAGTACACTCTAATTAAAATCCCAAAGCTCTTTTTCTATTCCATCTATGACTAATCCATAGACCGCAGCTTCAATTGCTTTTCTTGTAGCCAGTCCTACAGGTTCGTTAAAGGTGCTGCCTGTTTCACCTTCTCCCAATTGCGTTCCTAGTTCATAGAATCTGAATAAATCGGTCCCCCTTCCTGTAGATAATATAGTTTTAGTTGCAGTCACATTAATTATTACTTCGCCTGTTTGAACTAAAACTGCCCTAAGAACAACCGTTACTTTATCTTCTCGGTATTGATTCCTTATACCTATACCTAAATACCTCGCTCCATTTCCACCTGTTCTTAAATTAGTATCGTAAGAGACAATTCCTCCCTCTAAGAGTATTCCTGCATACAGCAAAGGTTTAAGTATGTTTTCCCCTTCCCCTGCGTAGGTTTGCCTAGTGTTTTTAATGAGTTGTCTTTCTCTGGTCAGCCCATCCAGCCCTGTTCTTTCCACAACAACAAACCAATTTCCTCTGCCTGCATCGCGTAATGCCTGGATGAGCATGTGTTCTGCCCCTTGGGTAACTGCGGTACTAAAACTAGCTAGATTGTCACTAGACTTCCTCTGTCCTGTTAAGTCAGGAAATTTATAAACTGCAACTACGGCTTTAGTATTGGGGGGAGGAAGGTTTAATAATTGATTAGCTGAAGTCGGAACAATCTGGGGACCCTGTTCACAAGTAAAGGGGAACTTACATTTATCGTACTTGGGATTTAACGCTATAGGAGCGCAACTATTTAACAATATAATGACTAGAACTAGATACCATCTCATCCGTCACAATCTACCCAACAGCCTCCAAAACTACCCACTGGGATAACAATCTCTGTCGTTGAAATAAGCACCCCATCAAACCATTCTTCAATGATTAAGGTAATTGTGGTTCCGTTATTTATCCATTTTAATATGTTACCCTCTAGGTTTATTTCTCCTGCAATAGGGTTATCTTTTGTGGGTATACCACTATAATTAAACAAAGACTCAGAAATATCTTTAGCTAAAGTGGAGTAGATGCGGGATTCCAGGTTACGAATAAACTTAGCCAATACTGTGTTATCTGCTTCTCTTTCTGCTTCTTCCAAAACGTCTTGAATATCTTCAGCTATCTTTTCCTGTCTGGTTCTTTCCTGCTCATCAATTGTTAAATAATGTGCGGACTGATTCTGTCCATTAAAAGCTGGACTGCCAAACTTATGCACTAATTGGTCTGCCTGTGCGTAACCTGCAATCAACAAAGCAAAAATTACACCAACTAGCGCACCCAATAATTTATAGTTGGGTTTATTTTTTCTGGTTTTGTTCATCTTCTAACTTCTCACGCATCTCTATTACAGTGTCTAGTTTTTGTTGTAGTCTTATGATGTCATTATCCAATAATCGTATGCGATCAATTAAATCTACCACAATAGCGTTGGTTTCGCTGAGTCTGGGTTTTATTTTCTTGGTTACAAAGTTCCAGATGTAGTAAATCATGTAAAGCAATCCCACTGTTGCCACTATGGGAAACCCATATTCGCTTACCAGTTGTGCTACATCCATTAATCTTTCCTAGCATCTTCCTTTCCATCTGCTCTGGCTATTCTTCCCAAGTCAGGGCGTATTCCCAATACCACACACATAGTCGCATCTACTCGAATTAAATCATGACTAATTGTTTTAGTTCTATTGTCTAATCCTGAAACAATAATAAAGATACCATTGATTTGCCCTACGACACTTTCTAGTATGTATTTAATAGTTAGAAATATAAAAAACCCACAAACAACTGCCATAGCAATAGGAAAACCTACATCTGCTATCAATCCAAAGACTTCACTCATTTTTTCTCTTCACCTTTAAATGATTTACTTGCACCTGATGTTCCTGCGTAGAGTCCAAACCAGGCAGCTCCTGCCCCCACTACAATGGAGATTAAACCAGACTGTTCAAATGAAGGTTCGGGTAAGTCCATAAACCACATCACCGTGTAATACAGTAAAAAGATATAGACGGTTAAAAAAGCTCTGGGAAATATGCGCCAACTATCCACGGCTTGAGCTAAAAAAATCCATTTCTGGTGTGGGTTCTTAGTTCCCTCATCTTCCAATTCTCTTATCCTGTCTTTTAATTTGGACTGCTCTTGCAACAATTCCATGAATTTACTGAGATCTATTTCAACCTCGTTGCGATCCATGTCTCCGGAAAATCTATCCTGGTCACTCATAATTCTTTCCTTTATTTCTTTTTAGGTGCTTTTCCTCCCATCCAGGCTTCATTCACATCAGGTGTTGATTTATCATCACCCTTGTAACGACCTTTAACGGTACGCGCACGTTTGGGTTTTTCCCACACCGTATTCTTGCGCCATTTTTCATCCTTAGAAACTTTCTTCTTTTCTTCTTTCTTAGGAGCAGGCTTTGTCACAGCCCACTTTAAAAATTTTATAAAATTACTATTAGATACTGTTTTCCATATAGACATATTATCCTCCTACGGATTTTGGATCGAAGACCCCTTTATCGATTAAAAACTGACGATTTTCCAAGTGTTCTTTTTCAATATCATTTTTGCTTTGCCCAAAATAAGCTACTGCTAAATAATTATCTACCATAGATTGGTTAATATTAACGCCATCTACGATTATTTCTCCTAAAACCCTTCCGAATTTACCTCTAGAATCTTTTAGTTTAGTTTGTATTACTACTTTCTCCCCATTTTCTATAGCATCTTTTAAGAAAGATGCAGCCATTTTTCCTCTAACCTTCTCATCTTTGTTACGAGTGCGTGACTCGGGAGTATCAATACCATATAAACGAACACGACACTTATGCAAAAAATTAAAACCGCAGTCGATAATGCAATCGCAAGTATCGCCATCGACCACTCTTGTAACTTCGCAACTATATTCATACATGCTCTACCTCTCCGCTAAGAACCATTTGTTTAAGTCTATCGGCCCGAGCGCCTACTTGCGTAGCCCATTTCGAGTCCATCATTTCCTCGGCCGCTGTTTCCCATTGAGAAGCCCCCATGGCGGCTAGAAAACGCTTAAATCCACTCAACCGTGGATAACCTAAATTAAAACACATATTAGCCAACACGCGTTTGCGTACATCGTCCAACCCACGCCACCATTGCATTTTATCATCCAATTCGTTCGTTACTATATCGATGTCTTGGTTAAAGCATTCCTGCACGCGCGCCTCAGATACAGGTGTCCCTACGGGATCGCCGTGTTCTGGATCCCGCTCCGTAATAAGATGGCCAATGCCAAACGTGGCATAGCCTAAATGATCTTTATAAATCTCATAAACGCAACCTTCATCCAAAGTGAGTTCTTCCATTAAAGCCATACGGTTCATAACAGAGGCACCGCGGTAGCTCCATTGACGGAGACGGTTAATGCTGAAACAGCTCCTGTGGCTCCCACCCCTTTGGTAGTGGGAGTGGAAATATTTAACCATTCCTGTCCAGTCCATACCTGTAATACATCCTCGCTGGTGTTCCAAATTACATCGCCTGCATTAAACTGATTTTGCATGCGTTCGGTATTATTGTACTGTGGCGTTGCGCTTGGGTCGAAAGTGTTGAAGGTTAATTCCAGGATTCGTACTAAGCGATTGTAAGTAGAGGGATCTACTTCACCATTAGCCTGTGGTAATTGGGTTTGGAGTAACCGCGTCATCAGCGTCTACCATTGGGTCTAATTTGCATGCGCGTAGCGCCTATGCGCCAGCCCAAACCAGTTCCCGTTCCCGACTCAATACGCAATACTCCTTGGCGTGCGCGGGCGCGCACATTCACCTTATCGGTACTGGAAGTAACGGCGTTGGTGGAATCTGTAGTTAAACTCGATGCTGGCCAATTGCGTGTTTTTAATACCATGTTAATGGTTTGCTGGGACCCACCGCTGCCAGTAAAAGTCACGTCTGGAATAATGCGATTAATAAATTGTAATTGTTCGCCATCACCTATATCAAAATCTCCCGATTCCACATACACATTGGACATGGCGCTGCCATCGGCATCATTACCTTGTTCCTGGCGATAAATGTAATTGTATGTATCCAAGCCAGCTGCACGCGGATAATTGACAATACCTTCATCTACCCACGCCGTGCGTGCCAGTTGGCCGATCGCCCAAGAACCGTTTTCATAATTATAAGTAATGTAACGGTCGAGGGTGTCGGAACTGCCCGAACAATAAAACCAACCTACCTCGTCAAAGCGTTTATTGGAAAAAGCAAAGATTTGTCCTGATTGAATTTGATTCAGGTCATCAAACACGTAACTGTGTACGCTACAGGGAAGGGGTTGTACGCTACCTGTATAATTATAAAAACCGCCTGGGTCCATCCAAAAAATTCCTTTGGGAGTATTGATGGCGGCGTTGGCACCCATAATACTGACGCCAGCATTCACCAAATTTAGGCCAAAGGTGTAAGGCGGTCCCACAAATTGCAATGAATACATAGCGGTATCAGTCCATATCAGTGTTTCCTGACGCGCCCGTACTACGCCGACAATTTCCGAACCCGAGGATACGCGTAAGGATCCCGCT